CATTTCATATAAACTATTTTGTGCAAATGTGTCTCCACCTGCGGCTTCAACTGCCATTTCGTGCCAATGTGGTTCTGGTCCTCTTTTAACTCTAATAACTAACCCGCCCATTGTTTTAATTAATCCTACTTCGTTTTTAAATCTGCAATCACTAACGACTGTATTTTTCATACCGTGTGACACATATCTATTTTCTAAACTAAACAACCAAATATTTGGATTAAAATGTTCTCGTAGTACGTCAGTGCCAATTATTTGTAGTGCATACCTAGGTGAGAATCTTCTATTTGCTAATTTACTACTCCACCACTGATCTACTTCTTCTCTATACTTTCTGCTTTTATCAGAATCTCCTTCAAGTAGTTCTCTAGGCCACCCAAAGATATTTGCAACTGCATCCTTAAGAGGTGCCGCAAATGAGTCTCTAACAAAATCATGTTTTATAAATCTTTCAGCAACTGTGTCTTTGCCCGAACCTATAAATCCTACTAACCCTACGATCATTTTTTATTATAACTTTTCCTGTGCTGTAAGTCAACGACTAATATTAAGCGTCATCTTTGTATTTTGGTATATTTGCTACTGGAATTCCTTCTTCACGCAACTGTTGGGCCTCTGTGTCCGTGCATTCGCCATATATTTTATCATCACGTATACCATTTATTGCCATTCTAGCTTCTTCTGGAAATCTATCTCCTACATTTTCAAAGTTCTTTTCAATGTATTTGTTAAAGCTACGAGCCATTGTTTTCATTTCATGTTGTTTATTTTTAACAAAGTCTTTGCTATTTAATTTGCTTGATATGTTTGGTGCCATTATACCTTTGGTAACATTTTTTGATTCACACTTGATACACTCTAGCAGATTCTTTTTTTGTAATTTTGAAAATTCTTTGCTACTAGCAAACCAACTTTTGAATTCGTATTCGCAGTCTTGACATATTAAATTATAATTTATCATAATATAACTGTAGCACAATTATATATTTTGTCAAATGATTTTTAGCCAATAACGAATGTTAATGGATCTTCACCAGTACCGTATGTTTCAATTTCTCTTTCTAATTTTTCTATGGCTGTTTGGGCTTCATTTTTTAAATCTGCACCATTCATTGAAACGTTACCTTGGGCACCTGGTAAACTACTGAATTTAGATCTTGCTTCACCTAACATCATTTTACATTGTGCTAATGCATAATCTCTAATCCAAGGTCTGCTGTATCTTTGTGTTATTAATGTTTCAGCTGGTTTTTCCATATAAACTTGTAACAATACATTTTCAGCATTTCTTGGTCTTCTCATTAATATTAGTTTTTGTTTTTCTGTAACATATTTAAAATTTAAATAACCACCAAATAGTCTTTTAACAACTTCTTGGTATTGAGCAAAAGCATCCCATGTCATAAGTCCACCAATTCTACCACCTTGTAAAAAGTACAAATTAGTGTATGCTAGTTCAAAAGGATCCATATCAACACCACCTGTTGATCCTGCTACTGATCTTCTGTATATTTCTTTTACTTCAATTACTTCTTTTGCTAGTGTATATTCGTTTACATCAGCTTGTAATTCTAAAAAGATATATGCTTCTTCTGTAGAATTGCCAGATTTTTGTCTATATCTATCTACAGCTAAATCAATACCTTGCTCGTAGTGTTTTGGATCTAATTCTACGTCAACCATACCATCACCTAAGAGGTTACGTATATCCGTAATTAATTCCTGTCTTTGTGATTTCTCTTTTGCCATGTTATAGTTATTTATTCGTATGGATTAGTTTCAATAAATACTTAGACAAAGGATATTAACAAAATTATGCCAAGACTCAGTTTATGGAAGCCAAACAAGGGCAATGATTACAAATTTGCTGATCGCACTATAGCAGAACACTTCTATATAGGCGGTACGGGCGTCTTTATACACAAATATCTAGGACCCCATACGCAAACAGGCAGTATAGCTGGTGATCAACCTAAAAATTCAGTAGTACACCCAACTGGTATACAAGATATGCTATTTGGTGAAAATAGAGACAGAAAATACGATTCTGATGTGTATGATTTACGTGGAGTATATTCTGTACAAGATCAAGATTTTGATATGACACAGTTTGGATTATTTCAAACAGCAGATACACTCTATATAACATTTCATTTAAATGTTATGGTTGAACAACTTGGTAGAAAAATAATGCCAGGTGACGTTTTTGAATTACCACACATGGCTGATGATTTAAGATTAGAAGCAAGTTCAATTACGTTAAACAATAAACCAACTAAGAAATATAGAAAAGGCGAAACTGTTACTGGTGGTACTTCAGGCACAATAGGTACTGTTGTAAGTTACAATCACAATGCAAAAGTTTTAAGACTTGCCACTAATGGTATTTTTACAGTAGGTGAAACTTTAACAGGTGGCGATAGTAATGCTACACAATCAATTGCACTTTTTGAACCAAAAGAAAAAATGAAGATTAATAAATTTTTTGTAGTGGAAGATGCCGCTCGAGGATCTGATGGTTATGATCCAGGTTGGTGGCCGCATATTTGGAGATGTAAAGCAACTGCCTTACAAGACACACAAGAGTTTAGAGATATACTTGGTAGTGGTGATGACAAAGAAGATTTAAAAAATATTATATCTACATATCAATCAGAGATTGATCTTAATGATGGTGTAATGGAAGAAGCTAAACGAAACGTTCCTACTAAAGGTATGGATGTCGGTCATTTGTATACTCATAAAGATGATATGCATAAAATTAGTCCTAAAAATCAGGACGGTACACCAGGCAAAGGTATAGCAATAACACATACTGGTAATAGCTTCCCAGGATCAATTACAGAAGGTCAATATGTATTACGTACTGATTATTCTCCAAGTAGATTATTTAGAAAAACAGGAAATAGATATATTAAAATTTCTGATAACTTTAGAGGATCATATGTTTCAAGTAGTAAAGGATTGGATAGTTTTGTTAATAACAGCGCCTCTTCTTCTGTTACAGATGATAACAAAGAACAACAATATTTAAGTAAAGTAGTGAAACCTAAAACGGATTAAAAATTATGGATTATTGGTACGATCAACAAATAAGAAGATACATTTTACAATTTATGAGATTGTTTGATAACTTCAAAGTAAAAACAGGTAAAACAGATAATGGCAATTCAGAAAGCTATATAAGAACACCTGTAAGATATGCTGATATGAGTAGAATGGTAGCTCACATATTAAGACACAATTCAGAAAACGTTGTATCATCTGCTCCATTTATGTCTGCTTATATTACTAATTTACAGATAGCTAGAGACAGATTGCAAGAACCTAGAATGGTTGATAAAGTACAAGTTGCTGAGAGAAAATATGATACAAGTTCTAAATCATATATGGCTGAAATTGGCAACACATATACTGTTGAAAGATTTATGCCAGTTCCATATAATTTAAATATGGGTTTAGATATTTGGTGTTCAAACACAGATCAAAAACTACAACTAATGGAACAAATATTAGTATTGTTTAATCCAGCTGTTGAAATACAAGCAAATGATAATCCATTGGATTGGACTAATATTACTAACGTAGAATTGGTAGATATTAATTGGAGTTCTAGAGCCGTGCCACAAGGTGTTGACACACAACTAGATGTTGCTTCATTAACTTTTAGTTTACCTATTTGGGTTAATCCTCCAGCTAAAGTTAAAAAACAATCTATTATTAGACAAATTGTAGCTAGAGTAAATCAAACAGATTCAATTGACGACTTAGATTATGATCCAAGATTTATAGATTTCTTTGAAAGTTTTGGTGGACAAATTGGTAACGTTATAGTAACTCCAGAAAATGCACAAATTTCTGTAGCAGGAAATAAAATTGCGTTGCTTGGTGCTTACGGTGTTAACGATAATGAGAAATGGAAAGAGTTTTTAGAAACATATGGTAAGTTGCAAGACGGAATATCTAAATTAATTTTAAGACAGTCAAGTGATATTGAATCAAGTACTGGTGATGTGTTTGGCACATTGGCATTTGATCCATCAGATGAAAATAAATTAATATTCACTATTGATTCAGCTACATTACCGTCAAATACTTTAACCGCAGTTGATAAAATTATAGATCCAGAAAGTAATTTTCCTGGTACAGGCCTATCAGCTGTAGCAAGTGGACAACGATATTTGTTAGTTAATGATATTGCAAAAGATACAACTGCATGGGGATCAAGTTTTACAGCATCAGCAAATGATGTTATACAGTATAATGGAACAGCATGGACAGTTAGTTTTGATGCTAGTGCAAATGGTTCTACTGTACAGTATGTCACTAATACCAACACTAGTGTACAATACAAATGGACTGGTGCACAGTGGATTGACAGTTATCAAGGACAATATAAAAACGGATTTTGGAAATTAGATCTTGCACCTTAGTAGATAATCAAGTAAAATAAAGAATAAAAATAAGGTGAATTAAAAAATGTATACCGCAGTAGGTACAACTTTTGTTGCACAAGACACAGGCAGAATGCTTCTTAACTTAAGAAGTAACGATGTTTCGTATCCTTACACTTGGAGTTTTTGGGGTGGAAAAATTGAAAAA